AATTATCTAAAAAAGTTGAAACTATATTTATAATAAAAACTTGGAACGCATACAGATTAGGTAAAGAATTTAAAATATTAAAATTTGACGAAAGTTCAGAATCTTTTCCTACTATTATTTAAATTAAAAAAATAATACAAAAGCTCTATAATTAATTTTATAGAGTTTTTTTTTGTATAGTTTGTAAATTATAACTATATTTACATATCCAAAAAAATGTGAAGATGCATTTTACCTATTGTTTTTTAAATTGTGAATTAAAAGCCTACCTGATTTGATACTCGGGCAGGCTTTTTTTTGTTAAAAATTATTATGAAAAAATACGAATTACAATATACGAAAGGAGAGACAGGGGTTTTTAGGATGTCGACGGTAGAAAGTCCAGCGACAAGAACTACCCTAGTAATGTTTGATGACGAATCTAAATTGCTACAATTTGCCGACGAAGAAAAGCAAGTGATTTATTCAGTTGCAATGAGGCCAAACATTTTAATTCCAAGAAAAGATATAAACGGAGAGCCTGCAATGGTATTCTACAGCGAGGAGACAGTTGAGAATTTACAGCAAAACTTTTTTAAAAATAATAGCCATAACGGAGCGACCGTTAACCATGATGGAAAGATCAGAAGTGACATGTATATTTTTGAAAGTTGGATCGTAATGGATGCTGAAAGAGACAAGGCTGCAGTTATTGGAATGGATGTTAGAAAAGGTGATCTTGTAATGGCGCAAAAAGTTGATAACGCAGAAGTTTGGCAAGATATTAAATCAGGAAAATTACAAGGATTTTCAATAGAAGCATATTTAGAACCAGTATTAACCGAAGAAAAAAAGATAGAAATGACAGACGAAGAATTTAACGCACGCGTTAAGAAAGTCCTTATGGCCGAGGCCTTAGGCGACATGTACATGGTAGGGGAGAAAGCTTACTACCTAGATAAAAAAGAAATTGGAGGTTTGCTTACTGACATTGACGGCGTACCATTTGCAGGTATTACCGAAACAATTGACGGCTTAGTAATGACAACCGACGAGAATGGATTTGTTATTGACGCGGTTCCATTTGTGGAGGAAGATGCAGAGGAAGAAGCTAAGCCAGACATGACAAAGATGATGGATGATTTGCAGGCTGAGAACAATGATCTTAAAGCGCAAATTGTAGCATTAAAAGAAGGTAACACTATGATGTCAAAAGAAAATGCTGCAATTAAAAAGGTATCAATTGAAATGACTGACGAGTTAAAGAAGGGATTAAAACCAGCTTCTGACGGTAAAAACGTTGAAGAAATGAGCGCGTTAGAGAGATATCGAGACAAAAAATCTAAGTAATTATGGCTAAAACATTTATATCTATTGCAATAGGTACCCCAGCTGATGCAGATTTTATTGGACAAGTTATTGACTTAGATACTTTGCCAATTAGCTATATTACAAGCAGTATTGGTTCACAGTGGTTCTATAGCGGTTCAAATGGTTTAAACGCAAACATAGTTATTCAAGTAAGTAATGATGGTATAAACTTTAATACAGGGATACGGCAATCTCTTGGAGTTGGATCTTCTTTTGTTTTACTTGATTTAAAACTTAGGTATGTTAGAGTAGCTTTTGAAAAAGGATCAAACGCAACAGGGACAATTAACGCAATATCGTACATTAAATAAATAAAATAAAACATGGCAACAGCAAAAGAAGAGGTAGTGACATTAAACCCATTTACAGCAGGCGTATCATACGCGGAATTTATTATCTCATTAGGAGAAAAAGACATTTACGAAGAACTAGGACTATTAGGTTGTTCTGTTGAACAAATCAACTGGTTAAAAAAAGATTTAGAAATTTATAAAACATTATAAAACATGCCAATTACTTACAGCCCAATAGCACTTAGAGGAGAAGCAGTCTCCCCAATTATTCAAGAAATCTTTTTCGCCAACAAAACAGTTGAAAAAGGTATTGTCAACTTTGCCGATGACGTAAAAGCATCGACAATTATCACGGAAACATCCGTAACTGTAGTAGGTCAAGCCTATACAGGAGAAGCACTAGCTTCAAACGGTGGTCCCGTATTAAGAGATCGTGTCGCTAATCCTAAAAAAATCGAGTACAAGTACACGTTTAAGATGGAAGCGTTACGTCAATCTCGTTTCAACAGAGACATGGCAGCGGGAGCATTTAACATTGATAGCAACGAGTTTAACACTCAAGTGTTACAATTGACAGGACCTAAGACATCACAAGATGCACAATTAAAATTCTGGTCAGCATTTTCTGCAGACTCAAAAGCATCAATTGCGGGATTAACAGCTGGTGCTGGACAAGGTAGTATTTCTGCATCTGCAAAAGCAGCAGCAGCGGGATATACAGCTGATCCAGCAGGGGTAGACGGTGTTTTGTCTAGAGTATTGTTTGACGAAGTAGCTTTAGGGGCCTACATTAAGGTAGCAGGAACAACTTTTACATCTGGAAACATTGCGGCTGAGTACGGAAAAATATTTGTAAAAATTAAACCTGAAAGTTTTGAAGCGCCTGAATTACCAGTAATGTACGCGCCTTACGAGCACAGACAATTAATCTTAACTGCAAACAATGCAGTAGGTGCAGCGCAACAAGTGAACTTTTTAGTGACTGGAACAGGAAAAGCAGAAGTAATTTCATTTAATGGAGTTGTTATCGAGTTTGTACCATTCCCAACAGGTTTCGTGTACGTTCAAAGACCTTCTGTTATCTTTTTGAGCACGGACTCTTTGGCAGATGTAGCTTCATTTGAAACTGGAAAAGTAGCGAACGATAGTGATGTCATGTTTGTTAGAACAATCTACACGTTAGATGCTACTGTAATGTCACACCCTGACGGTGTACTTTATGGAGGATAATATTAATTAGGGACATGAAAATTGTCCCTTTTAAAACAAAAAATATATGGCCATTTCAAATTTAGGGGCGTTAAATTCCCTATCCGATTTACAGATACCATCTGGTTATACAAGACCAACGGTGGCGGCTTTCAACGATTTTGAATATGTTCGAACGGTGACGTTAAACATAGCAAAAGTAACAGTCGAAGCGGCAACTGCACAGGCAACAATGCTAGCTATCTTTAACAATTCAACAGTTGGAATTAATAAGCAAATTGTCGATCTAATTGCTTTGGACTTTTTAGCGACAGCAACTGTAACAACTTACGGACAATTAATTTCTCTCACTACAAATGTTGAAGTAGGAAATTTTAATGATCCAAATTATTTAACAAATGCAGCGGTATCTTATAAAGCAACTGTGAACATTTACGTAAAAGCACTTTAATTATGAGCCTTACAAAATCAAGATTAATAAGCCGAAAGGCTCCGATGAAAGGTATCAAAGCGGTATCTTTTGCCCCGTTTCTTGCATCAACTCCAGTTGTAAACACGGTAGCTGGTGTGGTTGCATTACCTGCAATTATGGGCGCGTTATCTATAGCTAGAGTAGAGGTTAGAGCAACTGCTAATAATTTAATTGAGACAGGAACGTTTGACGAAGCAACAAGAACAAACGAATATGTAGGTGTCAATACTTTTTTTATTCCGGGTAATGATTTGACTTTAAGAAACGAAATTCAAACAGATTCAGGCATTTTAAAAACCATTTTTATTGAAGATTACAACGGAGTTATTCGTGTACTTGGTTCTTTAAACGGATGCGATGTAATGACGTTAGTTAGCGGATCCGATTCTCAAGGATTTACTGTTACAATTAATTCAAAAGAAATTGATTTAGCCTATACCTTAGCACCAGCAGGTGTAACGGCATACAATGCAGCATTATTGCCAATAGTTTAAAGGAGGGACTTATTGCGTGATTAGAACGCGCTGTATATTACAGCGCGTTTTTTAATTTAGTTTAGTTGTTATTTTTACAAAATATCCAGTTTGACCACATCTAGGAGCGTCGTTTCCTGTTTCAAATTTTAATTTAAGCAAATTTAGCACGCTAATTAATTCTATTGACTTATTAACTAAAGATGAATGTTTCCAAGTGCGTCCTTGAGAAAAAATAGGCCTCAAAACATCTCCAGTTGCAAGATTATTAATCATACCGTAAACCAATGTGTTTTTTCTTAATTCTAATTTTTCAATTCTCTTTAATAGTGTTGAAGTTTTCATAACGATTGTTTTTATTTGTTGAGTCAAAGATACGCTATAATTCTACATATATAATTTTTTAACATTTATTTAACTTATGGACATACTAAGACAAAATACAATCCCATCATTTGAAATAGTACCGAGATACACTTTGGACCTATCGAAACAGCTTAAATTTTTGCTAATTAACGAGAATACAAAGGTAGCGAGCCAGATAATAGCGACAGTTACATTGCTAGACAACGAAAATTACAAGATTACTTTTGCAACTTTTCCATTATCAGCAGTTGGCGATAAAATTAGTTATACTTTAATTGAAAGTATTAGCGAAAAAATAGTATCTTTAGGCAAGATTTTAATCGTAGGAGAAACAGAAAGCGTGCAAAACTACTCTAAGATTTTAAATACAAAATTCTACAACTAAATGGCTAATAAAAGAGTATTATATACCGAACATTCAGCATACGATAAGGGCATTACTAAAGCAAATTTAGCGCAAAAATACACTTTAAACGGAGAGAATAACAATAATTTCAAGAAGTACCGCGACTCTTACGATGACAGCCCCACCAATGCATTTATTATTAAGACAATTGTTAACTATATTGTCGGCAATGGATTAATTGACAAAAGTGGATCTTTAAATCCACACGATTTTATTAGTAAAGCTGATCTTCGAATGATTTGTCTTGATTTTAAGCGAGATGGCAGTGCATTTCCTCAAGTTATAAACCTTGCGGGTAAACCAATCAAAATTAAGCATACACCTACTGTTAGAGTTGGTTTACAGATTGACATAAACAAAAAGAGTTCTGACTATATGGACGTCACTGGCTATTGGTATTCATTCGATTATACAGAAAAGACAAAGTTTGTGCCGTCATTTGTACCTAAATTTTCCAGACATACAAACGAAAATGCAATTGAAATAATTCACATAAAAACTTTAAGCTCAGAGCCTTTTTTCCCTTTTCCTGATTGGTTTAGCGGTTTTAAAAGCGCGCAAATTGAAAGTGCATTAATTGATGACGCAGTTAACCATATAACTAGAGGGTTTCAAGGTAAGACAATTATAAACATCAATAATGCTGGGATGATATTGAATGAGGAGATTGAAGAAATAAAAACAAAAACTAAAGAAGATTATATCGGGACTAAAAATGGGGACGGTGTAATAATTTCCTTAAATGATGGCCCACAAGATGCAATCATAATTGATACAATTGAACCGCGTGGCAGAAACGAGCAGTTTGTCACTTATGACGAGACGGCAGAGTTCAAATTGATGGCAGCGCACCAAGCGATGAACATTTTATTTTCAAGACCCGGAAGCAGCGGGTTTAGTAGCAATGCTGACGAGATAGCAATGGCGACAGATTCTTTATACTTAGGCACAATTAATCCATTGCGTGAGATATTGCTAGACGATTTTAATTTGATATTTAAAAAAATTAATCCTAATTGTGATATTGACTTTGTAAACTTTGGTCAGGAAAAAGTAATTGTTTCAAAAACACAACCAGAAAATGAGTAAATTATTAACAGACATATCTAGCATTTCAAAATTAAGCGGGTTCGACGCAAACATTGACAATGACACTATTTCACCTTTTATCTTCATGGCTCAAAATAATGAGATAAAAAGAATATTAGGCGACGCTTTGTATTTAAAAATAGTCACGGATTATTCTTCCGTTGCAGGTTTGGAGGGTAATTACTTACTATTGTATAATGATTACATAGAGATAATTTTAGCCTATTTTACTTGTTCTTTTTACTTACAATTAGGCATTGTAAAAGTTTCACAAAACGGTGCTTATTTAGTAACTCCAGAAAAAACACAACAGACACCAGATGACTTAAAAAAAATGTCTGATCGATATTTAAAATTAGCGGTAGGGCTTGAAATTAGAATGGTAACTTATTTAGATTTATTGAATTTACCTGAACGACCAGCACCTAGCACATTAAGAGCAAAGTCTAATTTTAACTGGAGAAAGCCATGAGTAGAGTAGTTATAAATACCAGCAGTCCCAATGATGGACTAGGAGATACTTTACGCGCGGCTATGACTCTAATTAACGCGATGACGTTAGAGCTATATGATCAAAAAGTTGATAAAGAAGCTGGAAAAGGTTTGTCGTCAAACGACTTTACAACTCTTTTACAAGACAAATTAAACGCAATTGCAGCAGGTGCCGAAGTAAACGTACAAGCGGATTTACTTCAAGAAGATGAGACAGCAGACGACTATGTCAAGGGCAAAGAATTATTTTTTAGTCTTACTAGACAAGCCGCACAAGTTGAAACTTATGCAGGTACAAGCGTATTTACCTTACCGCTAGGGACAACAGTTGACAGGGTTTCATTGAATAGAATAGAATTGTACGAGGGTACAGTTGCTCAGGGTGGAGAGTGGAGCCAAACAACAGATCAATTGACAATTACAAAAATAATGAACACAGGAAATAGAATACAAATAAACTTCTTTTAAATTATGAAAAAATTACTTTGCTTATTACTTCTTTTGCCATATTTGGCAATTGCTCAAAGTGCGGACGCAACTCCAATTGAGAATATTTTATTGACTAACGCTGCGGAAAAATCAGCCGCAACTAGGGTAACCGTTCAAGATGCAACTACAAAAGAATTAGGGTTTATTTTAAAAAGCACTCTTAATACTAATATTAGTATTGGAAATAAAAATGCAAATACTTTTCAATTACTTAGCTCAACAGGAAGCGGCCCCGTAGTTCCAGCGGTTACAATTACTGAAGCTGGCTTATCTACAGCGAGCGATAAAGTTTTGATAAATACAATAGCTCACACAGGTGCAACAGGATTAAACCAAGGAGGCTTATTAACGATAAATACGGATGCTGCAAAGTTTGATCTTTCAGCGGGATTTGGTTATGTTGTTAACGGTCATTCTGACCCTGATAATACAACTTATACAAAAGTTACTTGGACAGCTAAGATAGCAAACGTTATTCCTAATCTAGCCACTCAAAAACAAACATATGTAGCTATTGATATTAATGGGGATTTATTTTTAACAAACGTACCACTAACAGCGACACAAAGGCGTAATTATATAAGGATTGGGGTCTTAATACATTTAAATAACTCCGCAGTAACTTACATCGACAATCAACCAACAATAAATATTGAAATTGGTGGTCAGGTGCAAGATATTTTGGAAGCCTTAGGGTTTCGATCTTTAAGTGGAAATCGAGTTTTTCCTGTTTCAAATAATTTAAAAATAAAAAAGGAATTAGGTCGCGTTTTTAAATCCGGAGCGAATTTTGACAACCTAACAACGCAACCCCATTCGTTTACTTTGGCAGCTCAGGAACCTATAACTTTTAGATATAGAACTCAGACAGGAGCAGAGGGATCAGACATAACAGATATAACTCCAGCAATTTATGACTTAGACGGAACAATTACACCCGTAGCTGCTACGGCAACGTTAGCAACTATTCAAAGGGTCTACATTTTTCAAGACGGAGTAGTTCGCATACAACCGGGGCAAAGAGTATTTACTACGCTAAATGCCGCAATTACAGCGTTAAATTCAGACGCTTTTGTAACTGATTTAGATATTGCTGAAAATGGGCTATATCTTGGCGCAATTGTGTTAACTAGAAATACAGTTGATTTAAGCAATATTTCACAAGCTATTTTTGCACCTTCAATTGGAACAACTGCCAACGGGTCAGTTGCGTCACCAGCTTTAGGATATACCGCAGAAGACGTAGCCAACAAACAAAATAGTTTAGCTGTTGACGGTACTGGTGCAAAATACACGACTGTAGACGCGGTTAATGCGGGGTTAAATACAAAAATATCAGGATTAGGAACAACAAATCAATTAGCTAAATTTACAGCTAGTGGCGCGGTAGGGAATAGTTCTATTTTTGATAATGGGAATGCAGGTATAGGCACGACAGCCACTGGAGAGAAACTATCTGTCAATGGCAACATTGTGATAGTTAGTAACGGATCTTTGAAATTTGGAAATGTCTCAAACAATAACAATGTTGCAGGAATTTCTCAAGTTAACGGTTTTGGATTAAAAGTTGGAGTTTTTAAGGCAGGAGGTGGAGGTGTATTAGGAGTAGATTCTTTAGATGCATTAAACATTCAAGAAACGTCAGGCAACGTAGGAATAAACCAAACTAACCCAACAGAGAAACTTGACGTACTAGGGAATGGTAAGTTTAGTGGATCAGTAACAGCATCTACATTTAACGGCTCAGCAGCATTAACTGGAACACCAACAGCCCCAACGGCAACAGTAGGAACAAACACCACTCAAATTGCGACTACTGCTTATGTTTTAGCAAATAGTGGGGCATTACGTTATAAAGTTTATACCGCTTTATTAAATCAATCAGGAACAAACGCGCCTGTAGCTACTGTTTTAGAAAATACTTTTGGGGGTACTGTAGTTTGGAGTAGAAATGCAAGCGGAAATTATACAGGAACTTTAACAGGTGCATTTCTTTTAAATCAGACATTTTGTTCAATAACTAATACTTATAATAATTCGATTACTGCCTCTATAATTGGGAATTTATCAGTAAATAGTGTTGAAGTAAATACTTATACAGGAGACGATAAATTTGTTAATACCCCTATTGAAATCAGAGTATATATATATAATTAATTAAAACAAAAATAAAATGAAAAATTGGAAAACAACAGTTGCAGGCATAGCCGTAGCAATTTTAGGCGTAGCCGTATCAATGGGCTACATTACAACAGAAGTAGCGGGAGCGATTACAACAATTGCGGTATCTTTGGGATTATTAGTTTCAAAAGATGCGGGGGTTACAGGAACTGAAAAATAATATTTACAAAAAAGGAGGGTAAAACCTCCTTTTTTTTTATCTTTACTAAATGCAGGAAAACTTACAATACTTAGGCGCAATTATATCCGGAATAATTTTATTTATTACAGGCAGAAAGACAAGCAAAATTGCTGAAAAAAAAGATAACGCAAATGCAGTCGAAGCAATGCAACGAACATACGATGTTTTTCTAAAGCATTATAAAGACCAATACGACGGGCTATTAAGTCGATTGGATGGTTTAGAGCTAAGAAATTCAATTTTGATGGAAAGTGCTGAAACTTGGGAAAAGAAATTTAAGGAACTGGATAAAAAATACAAAGATTTGCAGGTTATTTGTGAAGGTTTAAAAAAAAAGATATGAGAGTAAATGACAAGGGATTGACAGCTTTACATTTAAGAGAAGGATTAAG